AACGAACTGAGCAAAACATTCCATCGTTCGAGCCTCACGCCGGGGCAAGACTTGACGGGCATTCCTGCAAATGTTGTTGCTCATTGCAATGTCGCTTGGACTGCTGAAGTCATTGCGGCATATCAAGCGCAAGTGGCGGCACAAGCCGCGAAGTACGCCGCTCCTGTGGAGCCAGCACTGGAACAGCCAGCAGAAGCTACACAGCCAGTAGAGCCTGCGGCATAATTGAATGAGGGCAAACCGCTGGCCCAAACAGCGGCAATTACACGGAGAGTATTTCATGCAAAAAATTGCACTTTCAACTGAGCTGGTCAACGCAATCCTGCAATATTTGGGCAATCAGCCCTTTGTTCAGGTTCAGCAATTGATCAATGGCATCCAGCAAGAAGCTCAGGCTCAAGCTGCCCCCGCAGCTCCTGCTGACGCCACAATCGTAGAGTAAAGTGGAAATTGCCTCATGGAACAAATTCACGAACTTGCCAATGAAACCGACAAGCGTTTGAGTGTCCATGAGGCGATTTGCGCTCAACGATATGAAGGCATCCAAGCCCGTTTTGACGAAGGTTCCAAGCGCATGACCAAGATCGAGTACTTGCTGTACATCCTGATCGCGGTGGTGCTGCTTGGCCCCGGCGTAGCTGCCGAGTTTGTCAAGAAGCTGCTGGGGATCTAAATGAGCGAGGAGAAAATACAAGCGATGGAAAGCAAAAGTGCTTTGATCGAGAAAATTACGTTTGCGCTACTCCCGCTTCTTTTTTCTTGCGTCGTTTATTTAATGAGCGCCCTGTCCAATTTGGCGCACGAGGTCACCATCCTCAACAGCAAAATTTCGCTCGTTGTTACATCGGACAACAGGCAAGCGCCAAACTCTGGCGCTGAGTTGGCCCGTGAAAAACTGCGCCAAGATCTTGAAAAAGAGATTCAACGCAACAGAGACCAGATTGCCGAGAACCGAATGCACATTGCAATCTTGGAAGAAAAGGTCCAAGTCTCAAAAAAGATTTTAACTGTGACAGGAAAGGACTGACGTGATCCCAATCATTGCATCACTACTCGGGACCCTTGCTCAAAACGGCTTGGGTCTTTTGTCTTCTGCGATTCAAGCAAAGGGCAAAGAGGTTGTCGAGCAAACGCTTGGCGTCAAGATCTCCGACAACCCAAGTCCTGAAGAGGTCAGCAAGCTGCGCCAGCTTCAGTACGATCACGAAGAGCGCTTGCTCGAGCTGGGCATCGAAAAGGCCCGCCTCGAGCAGGAAGAACTCAAAGCCTTGCTGGCGGCTCAAGCCAACCAAGACAACAACGTCACCGACCGATGGAAGGCCGACATGGCCTCCGACTCGTGGCTGTCCAAAAACGTGCGCCCCGGCACGCTGGTCTACATCCTGACGGCTTATTTGCTGTTTGCGTTGCTTGACGGCGCGGGGTACAAGATTTCCGAATCCTATGTCCAATTGCTGGGCCAGTGGGGCATGCTGGTCATGACGGCCTACTTTGGTGGCCGCACGGTTGAGAAGGTCATGGAAATGCGCAAGGGGGGTAAGGAATGAGCCTCAGCCAAGAACAGGCCGCGTTCTTGTTGGACGCCTGCAAGCTGGTCCAGCACGCCACAGAACAGGGCTGGATGGTCACTGGCGGCGAATTAGCACGCACCCCTGAGCAGCAGGCCATCTACGTCAAAACGGGCCGCTCAAAGACCCTGAACAGCATTCATTTGAAGCGCTGCGCCATTGACTTGAATTTCTTCAAGGACGGGAAGATAATATGGGACAAGGAGCAGCTCGCTCCGCTTGGCGCATATTGGGAGTCCTTGAACCCCAAAAACCGTTGGGGCGGCAACTTCAAGTCTCTGGTCGATTGCCCGCATTTTGAGCGCAACGTCGGATAACGGAGAACAAAATGACAGTCGCAGCCGTAATGACGTATGACTCGCTGGTCAACGACATCCAGACTTATCTGGAGCGTACTGACCAGCAGACATTGGACAAGATTCCGCAGTTCATCATGCTGGCGGAGCAGATCATTGCGTCTGAGATCAAATTCCTCGGCAACCTGACTGTGGTCACAAGCAACATGGTCACCTCAGAAAACGTCATCCCCAAGCCCGCTCGGTGGCGCAAGACTGTATCGATGAATGTGACCGTGGCAGGCAAGCGCCAGCCCGTTCTGCTGCGCACCTATGAGTACATCCGCGAGTACTGGCCAAATCCAACAACGACAGACGTGCCTTTGTTTTTTTGCGACTATGACTTTGAGCATTGGCTGGTTGGTCCAACGCCAGCGGCTGCATATGCCTACGAGGTTTTGTATTACCAGCGGGTCCAGCCTTTGGACACAGCGAACCAATCCAACTGGTTCACACAGTACGCCCCGCAGGCGCTGCTGTACGGCACTTTGCTGCAAGCCATGCCGTTCCTCAAGAACGACGAGCGCATGCCCATGTGGCAAAGTAATTACGACAAAATCATTGAAGTCCTGAAGGTAGAGAACGTCACACGCGGCGCTGATCGTCAGGCGATTGCGAGGGATTCATGAGCTTCACCAGTCCATTTACAGGTCAGGTCATTCAACCGACCGACGTATCGTATCGCAGCATCACGCTTGTTGCGGACACCACACTTTCTTGGCCAATCAACGGCAGCGCCACTGACAACGCCGCAGCTCGAGTCATGGACGTCACGTCGCTCTCGAGCGGCTTGGTGCTCTCTGGGGTCACCGTCATTGGCACAAACGGTCAATGCTCCTGCACCGCCACCCCAAGCTTGTTTGTTGGCCAAGCCATTGTTGTCACCGGAGTGCCCACTGGAACCTCGGGGGGCATCACCACTGGCAACACTTATTTCATCATCGCAACCAATGGCACGACAACCTTCACGCTGTCGGCAACCTTGGGTGGTGCGGCGGTGGCCACCACGGCTGGCACGACCACTGGCCTGACGTTTACGCTTGACTCGTTTACCTTGGATATGCCGCCCGCAAATCAGGCGTCTGTCGGTATTGATGCGCTGTTTCGCAACATCGGCTCTTACACCTTCACCGTCAGGAATTACGTCGGCTCGCCAATCGTCACCATAGCGCCCGGCGAGGCAAAGTACATCTACCTGACCACCAACGCCACAACGGCGGGCACATGGGGCCTGATTGCTTTTGGTGTGGGTACGTCGAACGTCGATGCGGCCACCCTTGCTGGATATGGCCTCAAGGCCATTTCAAACACTTTAAACGCCGCAAACGAGGTAAACACGTTTGGGTCAAGCTACACAGCGGTTGCCACTGACAGGGCGTCAACTTATGTGTGGTCGGGCGGGTCGGGAACTCTGACCCTGACCTCGGCCATCACGCTGGGCAATGACTGGTACATGATGGTCCGCAACGGCGGATCTGGCACTTTGACCATTGCCCCTGCTGGCGGCATTCTGATCAACGGCGCATCAACTATTGCTTTGCAGCCTGCTGACTCTTGCGTGATTTGCTGCTCTGGCTCCGCATTCTTTACCGTAGGTTTGGGTCGCAGCACTCAGTTCAATTTCACGCAGCTTACCAAGGCTGTAACGAACGGAACCTATACCCTAAGCGCCTCAGAAGCGGCCAACACGATTCAGAAGTACACGGGCACTTTGACTGGCAACGTCACCGTTGTTTTGCCGCAAACAATTCAGGTTTATTACATCATCAACGCAACCAATGGTGGTGGACCCGGCTATCAGATTACCTTTACCACGGGCGTTGGTGGCGCTACTCAGCCAGTACCCGCTGGTTATCAAACAATTTTGCTGTGTGATTCAGTTAACTTGCTCAACGCCTCAACAATTGCTGTTGGTGCGTTAAGTGTGTCATTGGTGGACGGCACGGCAGGCGCTCCGTCACTTAACTTTCAGACGGAACCGTCAACGGGTATTTACCGCCCCGGATCTGGTGAATTCGGTATTGCAATTGCAGGCGCTAAGCTGTTTGGCTTGACTTCCACAGGGCTGAACATACCGGGCACTGGCAACTTTACTGGGGGTGTTCAGGGCGGGACCTTCTAATGACAGCCAAGGTCTTCTCTCTCGACACGCAGCCGGGCATCCAGCGCGATGGCACGGTGTTCGATAAACAGTTCTACAACGACGGTGAGTGGGTCCGCTTTCAACGCGGTCGCCCCCGCAAGATCTTGGGCTATCGCGTCATCTCTGACCAATTAACTGGCCCCTCACGCGGCATTTGGCTCAACCCACAGAACGCCTTCACGTCCATCTTCAGCGGGTACAACAACGGCCTGCAAGTTCTGACCATTGACAACAATGGCGTGGGCGCTGGCGTGGGTGACTTCACCTTGAGCAACTTCACGGCGTCCAACTTGAACTTGTGGCAATTTGATGGCTTTTATGACGTTGGCGGCAACGGAGTTCAGTCGCTTGTTGCGCACCCCGGACAGGACCTTACGGATATTGGAAGCGAAACCAATACGCCTGTGCTGATTGGTGACATCACGGGCCTGAACATGAGTCAAGTGGGCGTTTTCACCGCTACTGGCAGCACGACAAACTTGAGTTCAGTCGTGACCATGGCCGCGATCAACACGCTGATTGGCGCTGGCCAAACGGTAACTGGCGCAGGTATTCCGACCAACACCAAGGTGGTTTCTGCCAGCCTCGTGAGTGTTACAAACACTCTGGCCGGGGTTGCCGTAACTGGCACGGCTGGCCAATTCTCTTGCAGCGCAACTACGCTGCTGAATGACCAGCAAATTGTCGTAACGGGCACTTTGACTGGGACCGCGACGGGCATATCGCCCGGAACGTACTACATCATTGCAACAAACGGCACAACCACTTTCACGCTGTCAAAGACTTCTGGCGGCTCGGCGATTGTTACGACGGCAGGTACAACTGCTGGGCTGGTGTTTGTTGTTCAGGTCTCCAGCTTGTGGACGGTTGTTTTGGATAAAAACGCAACCGCAACGGCCAGCGTTGTACTGACGTTCAACAACAACATCTCGGTGTCTGGCGGGGCTGTCGCACTGCACCCGTACCTGTTCGTGTACGGCAACAACGGCTTGATCCAGAACTGCTCGGCTGGCAACGCCAACGACTGGGTCGCTGCGGACGCCAACGCGACCAACGTGGCCTCTGGCAAGGTTGTGCAGGGGTTACCCGTCAGGGGTGGCTCAAACGCGCCTTCTGGCCTGTTCTGGACCCTTGACAGCCTTGTCCGCGTGTCCTACATCGGTGGCACGGGAACGCCTCCTCAGTACTGGCGCTATGACATCATCAGCAGCCAGTCATCAATTCTTTCATCGCAGTCGGTCATTGAGTACGACGGCGTGTATTACTGGTGCGGCACTGATCGCTTCTTGCTGTACAACGGTGTGGTCAAAGAGATCCCCAACACCATGAACCAAAACTATTTCTTTGACAACCTGAACTACGATCAGCGTCAAAAGGTTTGGGTAACAAAGGTTCCACGTTTTGGTGAAATCTGGTGGTTCTACCCCCGTGGCGATGCAACCGAATGCACGGATGCGATTATCTACAACGTGCGCGAAAACACTTGGTATGACGCGGGTGAGGCCCGTGGCGCTCAACGCTCCGCCGGGTACTTCTCGCAAGTGTTTGCCTACCCCGTGGCTGCCGACTGGCACACCAGCACCGCCGAGACCGTTTTCACAGCCACCTTCAACGAGGTGTCTGGCAGCTTTTTCTTGTACAGCGACACTTACAACACGCAAGTTGCGCTTCGCCAAGTCATCTCTGGCTCCAACATTCCGACGGGCACAAGCGTGGTGGCCATCACCTCCAGCAACATCAAGACGCTGGGAACCATCACCCCCGGATCTGGCTACGTCAACGGCTCATACAGCAACGTGACCCTCACAGGGGGCGCAGGATTGGGCGCTAAGGCCACGATCGGTGTTGCTGGTGGGGCAGTGACCACCGTGACCATAACGGCCCGTGGAGCGGGATATTTGGTTGGTAACGTGCTCAGTGCCACGGCAGCCAGCTTGGGCGGCACTGGGGCTGGGTTTTCAATACCCGTGACGGCCATTTACTTGCAGGCCATTCAAATGTCGGCGGCGGCCACCGGAACGGGTGCGGCCTCCCTCACTTTCTCGATCCCCGCGAACCTCATCGCGGTGTATCAGCACGAGATCGGCACGGACGACATTTATGGCCAAAACGTGCGGTCTATTCCCAGCTCGTTTGAGACCAACGACCTGAGCTGGCTGGGCGGCGGTCCATCGGCCCCGGCCGCTGAAGGCAACAACCGCTGGCTGCGCTTGGAGCGTATCGAGCCTGACTTCATCCAATCTGGCGAAATGTCAGTAGTTGTAACTGGCCGACCATTCGCTCAGGGTGAGGACAAAGAATCCGACCCCTATGTTTTTGGACCCAACACTGGCAAAATCGACATGCGCGAACAGCGTCGTGAATTGCGACTGAAGTTCATTTCTGACGTGGCTGGTGGAAATTACCAGCTGGGCAAATTGCTTCTCGATGCCGAGGTCGGCGACGTGAGGCCATATGGCCCTTAATCCCGCACAGATATACGACCCACGCTATCACACGTTTGAGTCGTGGGCGTGCCTCATGTGCGAGCTTTATGCTGCTCAGAACCTTGAAGTCCCCAATGCTCAGACGGATTGGAAAAAGTGGGGCAATGGACTGAACGCAATCGACGTGTTCTCGAACGAGGCCACGCCCCGCACGGACCAGTACGATAATTGGTACGACTGGGCCGAAGCCATGGTGGCGGCAGTTAACCCGGCAACGCAAACAACATGAAATACTGGTGCGACGACTCTCCAGTTTGGAGCCATTACGGCAACGCCTCTAGCATCCTTTTCCCGGCTTGGGAACGGGCGTTTGCTGCCGTGGTCAAGCACTACCTGCCAGTCGTTCAGGACCAAGACCTCAAGGCCCG